AGAGTGGAGCACCAAGTTCATATGATCGACGCTGCCCATTTGAATGATTTTCTTGATGGCAGGGAGATTCGTGATGGTCAGTATGTTTCTCGCTGTCCTTTATGCACCAGTACGAGTCAGACTCTTTATTACAGAGATGGTCACACCGGGACAGTGATTGAGTGCAAGGTTGGCTGCGATAAGAAAGAACTGCTCTCATACTACGGTCTCTCAATGAAAGATCTTTTCCCCAATACCCAAACCTATGTGCGGCCTCCCTATGATCCAAGCGATGATTTGATGAACGCAAAGATTATTAAGGCTGCGCTAAAAAGAGGTGAAACGTGGTCCGACAGCGATTTGCTTTGGGCCTTCAACGTAAAAGATAGATTGCAAAAAAATGGATTTTTAAATGGACGTTGAGGGTTTAAAAAAAACAATAGCTCTCAAAGATCCAGTAGCAACCGCTATTTACTCTTTCCTCGGCACGCTACCAGACGGTCAAGCTGCGAACGCGAAAGGTATCATGGCACAATTTTTGATCGGCAAGGCTCGGTTCTATCGTGCGAGAAAACTATTGCTTCAGCACAACTTTATTGTTGAGCATAAGAAGCATTCTGACGACGGAAGTTTTGCAGGTGTTACTTATTCGGTTTCATGTGAAACCGCTATGCCGAAAACAGCACGCCGCGTTATCGAAAAAGATGAAGCGGTGGAGTTGGCACGGAAATTGATAAGAACAACAGATAATATATCTAACGATAATATATCTAACGATAATTTAAAACCTAAGATAAAAACATTGTCGGATCGTAATGCCGAAAACGGCATCACGGCGAATTACTCTGATGAATTTAATTATTTTTGGATGATTTTCACCCCAACGTTGGGAGCGAAGGGATCTAAGAGCGAAGCGTTCAAGGAGTGGAAAAAGTTGAGGTTTACAGATTCCGATGTCGAGCAAGTGTTAAAAATCTCTCAGGCCGAATACCTTAGAAAGTGTGCGGTTCGAAAGGCTGGCGAGTGGGATCCAAACTTCCCGCACGTTTGTCGGATTCTCAAACAGCGGTTGTGGGAAACCTGGGCTGAAATGCAAGTTGCTTCCCCAACGTTAAGGGAGATAATGATTTGATCGTCGATAGAATTTCAGTTTCGGATTTTAACAAAGACACTTTGGATTCGATTCTCAAAGAAAAAACTCAGCATCGTGTCCAGTGGCTCAATCGCCACAAAGAAAAAATTCTTGCTGACTCTAGTGAGTCGGTCGCGCTTCAAGGCATCGATATGCCTTGGGAAAAACTGCACGGTCGAGTAGTCCTTCAGTTCGGCTGTGTGAGCACATTTATTGGAATTGACGGTCACAAAAAATCCAGCGTACTTAATCAGATCGCTGCCTTTGCGGCGAGAGACCATGTGGTCGGCATTTGTTCATTAGAAATGGATGTCCGGTCTGTCGGTGAACTTTTATGTAAGCAATCAACTGGTGCTGTGGACCCGACACAGGAACTCAAAGAAAAATACATTGATTACTCAGAGAACCGCATACTCGTTTACGATCATGTGGGCACTTGTAAAGTGCTAGAGGTATACGCCCTCATTTTAAAAATGACTCGGGACTACGGTGCGAAGTTTATCGTGATCGACTGTTTGCAAATGATCGAAAATGTTTGCGGTGATACAGAACGAGAACGCGAGTTTTACGCGATGATGGTGCAACTCGCAAAAGGGTACAACATTCACATAGCTATCGTGCATCACGCCAGGAAGCCTGACAAGGGCGGTGATGAGTATATACCCACCCGGTTCGATGCATTGGGTTCTGGTTCAATCTCACAACTCTCAAGCATATTAGCGATCGTTTGGTCCGACAAAAAGAAGCAGCGCCTTGAGGACATGAAAGAACTAGGGACGGAGCTCGGGCTAGATGATGAGGAATATCTCCAACGTCCAGATACACGGATAATCATCGCAAAGAATAGACATATCCCTTGGGAAAATACGGTTGGTCTCTGGCAACACAAATCCCGCCAGTTCTGCTCCACTTCAAATAAAGAAAAAATGTTTTTTAACGCTGAGTTTGGGTGATGGAAGGGCAACACTACCGAGTCCGTAACGACACGCAGATTAGCTATCTGCATAAGGCAATTGATGAGAAATTTTCCGAGCACCACGATCTCGTTGTACAAATTTTTGATGGTCGCAATCGCTCGAACGGACAGAATATGCTCCAGCACGCTATGTACCGGGAAATTGCAAAGCAGTTATATGGAAAAGATATGGAGCACGCTAAGTCTGAATGCAAACTTACTATTGGGGTTCCAATTCTTCGAGAGTCCAGCGAGAAATTCCGTGAGATATACGACAAGAACTTTGGGTTAGGACAGGGCGGTCTACCATTTGACCGAAAGTTAGAGTTAATGAGCATTATCGATGTAAGCAGTCTTTTCTCTGTCTCCCAGGCAAACGAATATATTACAAAAATTTACGACCAGTACGCAGATAAGGTTAATTGGACCGATTTTATAAAGCGCAGTAAAGAAGCGTTAACTGCGTGAAAATAATAATAGAAATCAGTGATGACGAGCTTTACGAATTCCAAGATCAGTTAGCAGAGTGGGTCGATCGCATTGAAAACGCCATTGAAAAAATCGAAGCGCAAGCCGAAGTCGAAAGCGAAACTGATTAACGACTGCGCGGTCCTTATGCAGAAATTAGTTCGGTTGAAAGCTGCTGATCATAATGGCTATTGTCAATGTGTGAGTTGCGGAACAAAAAAAAGATGGCAAGAAATGCAGGGCGGTCACTATATTGAGCGAGGTAAGACAGCAACTAAGCTGCTGGAAGAGAATATACACCCGCAATGTCCCTACTGTAATTTCAGTATGGCTCACTCAACGCACGTTAGGGAGAATTATCGAGCCTTTATGATTGATATGTATGGAGAGGATTTCCACAAAACATTGTTGCACGACGCGCTACAACCAAAAAAATATTCTATGCCAGAGATTAGGGATTTGCTTATTGAATTAAAAGACAGGGTCAAGGAACGCGAAGAAAACCTGAATGCAATTATGGTTCCGAACGAAGATGCTTACTAATGGATAAAGAAAAAATCGATGATCTTGTAGATATTTGGCTTGATACGATTCGCCGCACTGAAGTCGGTTGGCCGTCATCGTCTACCTTATCTCGGTTTATAGAGTACCGGGGTAGCTTTCAAACCTCGCAGATTGTAAGTGGTTTAGAAAAGTATGTTGATAAACAAGAAAAGACGCACGCAAAATTTGCTGACATTGATTTGGCACTCGCAGAGTTAGAGGAAAAGCGCGCGTTATCGATTTTAGGTAAGCGGTTATATCAAGGTCTGAATGATGCCGGGAAGACTTATACAAATAAGGACCGCGCCAGGTTAGTTGGACAAAATTTTAGACAGTTCGAAAACAACTTATCGGCAGCCTACAAAGACTTGGAAAAAACCCTTAAATTATTGCAAAAAAGACAAAAATACACTGTATATTCGTAGTGAAACTTAGTACGATTTTACTACTGTGGGTCTGTGTCGGTTGCTTTCGCAACATCCCGACGGCGCGGCTCACAATCTAATTTGAGAATCCCATGATAAGAGAACTCCTTAAACGCCAGGAAGGTTTGCGGCTGCATCCGTATGACGACAATGGTGATCAAAGCATCGGCTATGGAAGGAACTTAACCTCTCTCGGGCTGACAGAGCAAGAATGCGAAATGCTGTTAGATAACGATATTGAGCGAGTTGAGAACGAGGTTCGCGCTCGGTACGACTATTTCGATGACCTGTCGCCGGAACGTGCTGCCGCTGTATTGTCTTTAGCTTATAACTTGGGTGCGACCCGCCATGCTAAATTTATCAATCATCATTCAGCGATGGCTGCTCAAAATTGGACGTCGGCGGCTGCTAACATATATCCAAACTCTCTTTATGCGGAACAAGTCCCAAACAGAGCGAAAGAAATCGCAGAGATCATCCTCAACAATGAAATATGAAGTTGCTGCTACCGTAGATCGAATCATTGACGGTGACTCTATCGAGGTTACGTTATCTTTAGGTTGGTCCATGTATCACAAAACGAGCATACGGTTGCATCATGTAGACACACCGGAAATGCGTGGTGGTACAGACATCAGTAAGGCGGCTGCAAAGTTAGCGAAAGCGCACGTTGAAAAACTCACCCCGGTGGGCTCAAAGATTGTGATCGACAGTAAAAAACTCGACAAATTTGGCAGGGGTCTTGCGATTGTCACAAACGCTGATGGTGTAGACGTTGGAGAGGATCTGATCTTGAGAGGGCTTGCAGTGCGATACGACGGCGGTAACAAAGCAGAGGTCGCTGCGGCCCATGAAAAGAATTACGAACTGCTACAGGCCCAAGGCTTGATCTGATGGACACCCCGACAAATCGGATTTTGAAATCGACCCCGACAAAATGGAATGCCAAATCGACCCCGACAAAACCGACCCCGACAAATGCAAAAAAGCAAAAGGTGCGGGATTTGGAGGCACGTATACAAGAATTTATAGCGACCGGGCGAGTGGTTGGAAAGCAACCGCGACAAAAGCCGCGACAAAATCGACCGCGACAAAATGAAACCGGAAAATTAGGTGAAACTTAAAAGTTTACTCTCAGCATTTGCCCCAACGTTAGGAGGCGCGATAGGAGGCCCACTTGGATCCATAGCGATAAAAGCGGTCGCAAGTAAGCTAGGTGTCCCGGCAGAGGAAACAGCGGTCGAGAGAGCTCTGGAAACTGCTACACCGGACCAGAAAGCAGCGCTCTCTGTGGAGGACCAGGCGTTTAGCGTGAGAATGCGCGAGCTTGATATCGATGCTTTCAAACTGCAAACAGAGGATACACAACACGCGAGAGAGACTCATAAGGGCCAAATATTCCCGCAAGTGTTCGCAAGCGTATTTTTACTATTGTTTTTCTTGTATATATTTTTAATCACCGTATCGCCGCCGCAACAAGCAGACCTTGCATTATCAAATTTGATCGTCGGTAACTTAATGGCCGTGATTAGTGGGATTAGCGGCTATCTGTACGGTAGTCAAAACGGGAATAGTAAGCAATAAAAAAGGCCCTAAAAAGGGCCTTCACTGTATGTTTTTACATTAACGTTTAAATTATATGATCAAAGTATTTTTCTGCTTTTCTCACCACAGAGTCAAGTGGATCTTGTGGTTCCGTTTCGTTTAAAGCGTAAACGACCGCTTGCGTTTCTGGTAATTGGTCAAAATCCCACCATTTTTGATCATGCCAATCTTTTTTTAAATGTTTTTTGACGTCGCGTACAAATGCTTGTGTAATTTTCATAACTTGCCTCTCGGTAAATATTGATTATTTATAATAGATCTCTTATATCCTCTCTAAAACTTATTCTGCAATCACCGAGATCGAGGATAGTAATTGGATTTCTCATATCGCCTTTTCGCGCTTGGACGTTAGACCAGCCAATATATGGGAATTCACCGAGGGAACCTTTAAATGGTTTATTACATTCGGCCCATTTACCGCAATTTGATTTGAAATCGTCCAAAGTATCGCGCGTCTCTACGGTTTCATAAACGAAATCACCATATTCAGCGTCGTAGAGTTCAGATTTTGTTAGGTCATGCAGTTTTTGGAGCGTTGTTTCGTTAATCATGCTTTATCCTCCGTTAACGCAAGTTTAATTAATTTTTCCGCACTTTCCTCGGTGGGTGCTGAATCTCTCGCTAACGTGGCGCCGACAGAAATTAACGCATAAATTATCATATGTACTGGTTTATCTTGGTGAAGTTCGATTAAATCTAGAACGCTACTTTTTAATAAAGAATTTATTTCTTGTGTATCCATTTTAAACACTCCCGAAAGTGTATTGATTGTATAAGTTAACTAGTTACTATTAAACAGTCTTCGACACATAGTTCGGCTAACGCTTTGTAGGCCATCTCTCGGGCGTTTATTTCATCACCTATTGAGAAATACCTTAAAGCCGATTTTGTCATTGTTAGAGCATTATTACGCCAAAAATCGCCGCCTTTGTGCATACACGTTGATTTATGCGCAAGGATAATAAGATCTTTTGTGCTGGTTTGATTCATCATTTACGCCACCATTTTAAGAGAGATACAATTAGTATTAACGATAAACGGAGCGTCTAAAGGATCTACGCCCTGGCCCTTTGCAATCTTGTATTTAAGGCCAATAATGCAGTTTTTGTGCTTTAAGTTTTCAATGTCCGAATCGTCGCCGTTTATGACCTTTTTACCCAGGAATACACTAGGCATCGGACCATAGAAAACAACTGAGATGGGAACATTGGTTTTCTGTGCAAGGCGTACCTGGTCTTGATAATCGGGCGCCCGGCTATACGAAAACATTAACTTATAGTTACTGGGTGTTTTCGTTAATCGTTTCGCAATTTTTGTGTAATCGTAGAAATTAATATTAGGGAATAACTGAGGGATTTCGCCGTTGGTTTTGAGTTCCCATTGTATGTCTGAGATAACATTCAATCGAACATAGGGAACAACGCCGTTTTTATTGCAAAGCTTTTCAAAGTTTATAAGCTCTTTTGTTAATTGCTTAATAAATCCGGCCCGGTCTTTCATATAATAATTAAGTTTCCCTTTCCTGGCGTTCTCTACGCTATCGAATGCACCGCGCCCAGAGGCGCGCAAGCAAGGCTTTTTACATTTTGCTTTGTTTCTCATAGGACAAACAAGGTCATTCGGATAGAGGGAAAGCCCAGCAACGCGAATGTCGATAGGCTTATTGTTTTTTTTAAGCTTGGTATTCGATCCGTTCGTATCTAATAGTTTCATTTTAAAGACCCCAGTCGTCGGCATAATCGGAAAGTATTTGCTTAACCTGGATTTCTGTTAGTTGATCCAGATCAACACAAGGCTTATTAGTGCATTCGGTGGGTGTTTCGCTAAAAAGGCCGCACCCATATTGCTGGAACAATTTGGACGCTTGTTTATAAGAGAGCCCAGCGGGTGCTCCATAATCGTTAGAATCATGTAAGCAATCGTTATCCCAGGGTTCGCCGCATATAGAGCATTGAATATCCATGTTATTTGGCCTCCCATGTAACAGCGCCAAACGCTTTGGTTGGATCGAAGCGATATTTAAGACCAGGGTTTTTTTCTTTAAGGCTTGCGATTACTTGCTTCGCGCCCATTTGGCTTGTGTAGGCCGTTGGGAGGATATTGGTATCAAATATCTCTCTTATTGCTGGGTCGCTGTGGTGCGCCATCCAAGTATCACCCTTGATAAAGATTGAAACTGTGTGTTGTTTAGCCATTATTACGTCCTCTTTTTAATTGATGTATACATATTATATACATAAAACATAGGAAGTATACAAATAGTATATGATAAATACAGAAAGAGACGAAATAATTGCTAAACAGTATGAAATGTCAGGTGGTTGGGTCGCGTTCCCAATTGATGGGTATTGCCGCTGCGGTAAAGATTTACTGTTACAAGATACTGAGAAGCTTATAACCGGGTGTAGTGATTGTAATAAAAGCTTTTGTGAGTAAAAAGATAGTTGTTGAAATACTAACGCCAGTTTACCAAGGCGAATCTGCTTTTATCATTAACGCTGCACAATGCCCGAGTTGCGGCGAGAGAGAGCATTATATCCATAGAGTAGTAGAGGAATATAAAGATAGCCTAGAAGCAGAGCTCGAATGTATGAACTGTGAACAGCGCTTCACTTTGTATGCTAGAAGCGGGGTAGTGCATTGATTGCTTGCATTGTTGGGGAACAGCAAAACAGAGTAATTGCGTCGTGTGTTGGCCTCGAGCGCGCGCGAATAGCAAAATCTAAATACTATATCTAGTGTTTTCTATCCCAAACCAGCGAAAAACTGGTTAATTATTGAGCACTCGATTACTAAGTTATTGATTTACAACGAATCCCTTAATTCCGGTAATTATCATTACCGGAAATAGTGAATGAGAATCATTATCAAGACCCCCCTAGAATTATATAGCGGGGCGTACACATATATACCCCAACAGAGTAACTCCCATGCATCCAGAACTTCGCCGCTGCGCTGAACTCTCTCTCGAGGCTTATTCCGATATGCCAGGAAGACTCGCTCAAAAATTTGAAAATAAATTTACCAGTGCTGAGTTCTTTGTGATCGACGCGGATAAGGTTTACCTGGTTCATAAGGGGACTATGGAGAGGCGTGACATTCTAATTGATTTACTAGCCTTCCCGGTGAGGTATTTAAGGACATGGGTACACGGTGGCTTTGCTCTTCAACATAAGTCTGTCCAAAAAAAATTGCGAAAAATTTTCGAGAGAGTGAAGGACAGTGGTAAGCCCTTAATTATCACCGGGCATAGTTTAGGAGCAGCGCAAGCCAGTTTAAGTATGTTAATGGCCCAGCAGATGGGTATCTCTGCCACGTTAGTGTGCTTTGGTAAGCCTAGAGTCTATTTGAAGAAGAAGCGCTCAAGGTTCCCTAAAGGCTCTGTGTTGAGTGTGTGTAGTGGCTCAGACATCGTGACAAGACTCCCACGTTTCTTATACACGGTCGGCTGTCAGGACCAAGATTTTCTCTATTTAGCCAATGATAATAATAACTACCTAAACCCGAAGCCTGAGTTTGTTGAATCTGATTTCTCGATAAAGGACGCGGTGTCCGACCATTCTATGGAGCTCTACCTCCAACGTGCTTTGGAAGTCGTTTGAACTATTACAACGAATTTGAGCCGTTTGCTTCCAAGTGGCTGAAGCAGTTAATTGTTGATGGATTAATACCACCTGGGGATGTTGATGACCGGAGTATTGCAGACGTTAAGTCCTCAGATCTCTCAGGGTACACCCAGTGTCATTTCTTTGCAGGAATCGGAGGATGGTCAAGAGCACTTGAAATTGCCCAGTGGGACGCAGATAGACCTGTTTGGACCGGAAGCCCTCCATGCCAATCTTTCTCAGTCGCTGGAAAAGGAAAAGGAAAAGACGACGAGCGACACCTCTGGCCTGTCTTCTTTAATCTCATCCGAGAGTGCCAACCTCCAGCAGTGTTTGGAGAACAAGTTGCAGCAGCTATCCGACATGGATGGCTCGATGATCTACAAAGCGACTTTGAGGCAGAAGGTTACGCCAGCGGGGCGTGTGTACTCCCATCTGGCAGCATCGGCGCGTACCACAAAAGGGACAGACTCTTCTTTACCGCCAAGCGCGTGGCCGACACCGATACTATCGGACATGAAAGATCGTGGAAGTTGGGACGATCTAGCTGTGCAAAGAAGGATAAGAATTGGAAAGCAAGTACCCTTGTCAAGTCTTGTGCAAACAACCTCTCCGTGGCCGACCCCATCGACCAGGGATCACAAAGGGGGTTACAAGGGCGGTCGGATTCGCAACGGCAAGTTATCGGTGGACGTTTTGGACGTAGCTGCTCAGTTAACAGCATGGCCGACCCCACAAGCGATGGATTCAGCCAGGGGTCCAGTTCGGAGTCTACAAAACGGACAAAGAGTGAGCAAGAAGGGTGTGAAGTTCGGGATGACGCTAGTGACGGCTGCAACATTAAGTCCGTGGGCAACTCCGAACACTCTGGATCACATGAAGCAGAGATCGGACGAAGCACTGGCCCGGGCAAAGCAGAAGGCGGGATGCTCGAATTTGAAAGACCAGATTCCTTATTCTGGGGAAGCTCAGAAGTCATCTACTGCCGAGACGGAAAGCACCGTCCCATCCCAGTTGAATCCGCGCTTTTCCCTTTGGCTAATGGGATACCCAATCGAGTGGGCATACTCCGGGGAGCGGGTAACGCCATCGTCCCACAAGCAGCAGCGGAAATCATAAAGGCGGTAATGTGAAGCCAAGAAAAGGTAAAGCGAAGGTCAAGGTCACTTCCACAGGCAAGAAGGTCTCCTACGGCCAAGCGGGAAAGGCGAAGGGTGGTGGTCCTCGTGTTAAGCCTGGAACCTCTAAAGGGGATTCGTACTGTGCTCGGTCTTTAGGGATTAAGAAGGGTTTATCCAAAAAGAAGCAAAACGATCCAAACACACCAAATAATTTGAGTCGCAAACGCTGGAAAGGTAAGGGGGCTAAAAGTGGCTAGGGGACTGTACGCAAATAAGAAGAGGAAATAGCTATGCCGAAAGTCGGAAATAAGAGTTATGCCTATACACCGAAGGGGAAAGCGGCGGCAAAAGCGGCTGCAAAACGCACTGGTAAAAAAAAGGGTAAGCGATGAGAGCCCTTATTTTATTACCTTTTATATTACAAGGTTGCGCGGTGGCTGACATGGTGATTGAAAACACAAACCTCTACTGCTCCCCGGCTTATAAAATGGCTAGGAGTGCGACGAGAAGTGTTGTGGCCTTGACCGCTGGAATCGCAGTCCCAGACGCCTGTGATGTTTTGGAGCAAGAAGATGCCGTCGAAGAAGAAACTTAAATTCGAAAAAGACTCAAGGATCTTAGCCGATCCTGAGTTTTGGGATAACGCTTTTAAAATTGTCGCCGCTGGTGAGTACACTCGGTCCATTGGTGATCACTTTGGTGTCTCTAATGATCGGATGATGGCTCACATTAAAAAGGATCCCGCGCTGTCTGCACGCTACGAGGAGGCACGTTTAGCGCGAGCTCAATATCACACCGAAAGAATAGAGAAAATTATCGACGATGTAGAGACCGGGGCGATGGATGCTCACGCTGCCAAAGTTTCAATGGACGGTCGTAAGTGGTTAGCCTCTCGAATGGACCCGCACTTATGGGGTGATAAAACTCGGGTCGATATGAACGTCACAGACACAACGCAACTGCACCTCGAGGCAATTAGAGAGTTAGGGATGATGGAAAGCTACACTGAGGATTTAGTCATTGACCAAAGCTAATCCATTTGTCGTCTTTGTTAAGAAATATAGAAACAATCCCGCGTTATTTGTTACAGAAGTTTTAGGTGTTAAACCGGACCCCTGGCAAGCGGATTTATTAAAGAATATACAAAAACAAGAAAGAAAGATCTCGGTAAGGGCAGGGCATGGTGTCGGTAAGTCAGCCGCCGCGTCCTGGGTGATTATTTGGTACTTCTTAATGAAGCACCCTTGCAAGATTGTTCTAACCGCACCGACAAGTAGTCAATTATTTGACGCTTTGTTCTCTGAAGTTAAAAGCT